CATGTGGTACACAACAAGGGGGTTTGAGATGCCAGCGTGCGCGGTGGGCGCTCCCAACAACAAGCGGAGGGGTGGAGTTACTGCCACCCAACAAAGGGGGGGAGGAGGGGGCGGCTTTAAGGGGGAAAAAAAATTAATTTTGTTTGTTTTATATAGGAGAAATTTGGCCAACCCGGACCCCCCGGTGGCCAAAGGGGGGGGGGGGGGCAATAATGAGGAAGGACGGAAAGAGTCGTCTAGATATGCTAGATTGGCTTGTGGAGAGCCAGAATCAACCTGGGAGATTGAACCCGGAATGGGCCGAGTGGCTAATGGGGTTCCCAGTAGGGTGGACAGAATTAAAGCCCTTGGAAACGCCGTTGTCCCGCAAATCCCAGAAATCATCGGGCGGGCAATAATGTCCGTCCATAACCAAGGAGAACACCCATGAACCGATACCTGATTACCGCTGCCGTATTGTGCGTTGCAGCGCCCGCCTACGCCGCGCCCAAGCTGGGCATCTGCCACGGCGAATATGCCCTATGTGCAGCCTCCAGCACCGAGGCCACCGGCAAGACTATGGTCGTTGGCGGCAAGACCTTCATGCAGGGCCATGCCGTATGCCCCGTCCTGAAGGGCGAGAGCATTGCCGATCTGCACCTGACCGGCTCGTGCAAAGCCCCGGCAGTCCCCGGCGGCGTCTGGAGCCTGTTCTCTACGGCCACCAGCTACCCGCAGGCCCCAAGCTGGGCTGTGGTCCCGGCTGTTCCCCGGACGTTTACCACCGCCCTGGGCCGTGGCCTGGGCATGAGCAATATGTGGTCATATCCCTGCGTCAAGCGAGCCAAGCCCGTCAATGGCGCTGTCCTGGCTGACTGCATTGGGCCGCTGAATGAGTCACCCTGGGACGGCGGCCATGTCCTGCCGGGCTCGTCTACCGTGACCGCTGCCCCTGTTGGCGCGGCCAATCCAGTGGGCGGCAATTACTGATGAAGTCTATCCGCGTTTCCATCGATTTTGATGTTGAGTATGACGATACCGAGCCGGGGGCGTTTAACATGGCAATGTCTATTGTCGATGAATTGCTTAAATTAGAGATTGATGGAGACGCGGTTAAGGTTGTCCAAACAAGGAGCTACTCGTGATCTGGGGCGCTAAAAATATTGCCAAGCTTATAGCTCTGGCCGCCAAGGGGCTAAGCTATACCCAGATCGGCAAGGAACTTGGTATCACCAAGAACGCGGCTATTGGCAAAGCCCGGCGGCTGAAGATAGACAAGTCACCGGCACCGACAACGTATATCAAAGCCAAACCGCCCGCTCACAAGCCACAACCCAAGCCAATCAAGCCGACGCCCCCGCCGCCACCGCCAGCCCCTGTACCAGACATGAAGCTGCTGACGATGATGGAACTAAGGGACAACCATTGCCGGTATCCCATAAATGGCACGGATGAGATGCTGTTTTGTGGTCGGTATCAGGACGGCAAAAAGCCGTATTGCAAGCAACACGCAGAAAAATGCTACGTCGAGCCTAAGATTAAGCCGCGTTCCGAGCGAACGTTTTAGCCTCGATTTCGACTTCGCTGACCCGCTTGCCCCAGCCCTTGCCAAACGTGGCCCAGGTCGGCAGGGATTTCAGGAAGTCCAAGCGGCGCTGGCTGTAGTCCTCGATGAACTCGACGGGATCGGCCCCGCAGATAGCCGCCAAAGTGTTCTTGCCAAGGCTGCCATCGACCTTCTGGTGCAGGACATACTGTGCCAGCTTGACCGCCCGCCCAGGGCCTGAATTGACCGCGCAGTCGAACAGGCAATAGTCCACCCCGTGCGGCAAGTTATCCCCGTGGATGGCGTCCCAATAGCGGGCTTTATAGACCGGCTGGACGTCCTTCTGCGTCAGGGCGCGCATATCCGCCTCCGACGCTGACTTGCCCGTGTGGGCGTCCCAGACGGCCTTGGTAACGCCCAGATTGGTCATCCCGCCGGGGTCTTTGGGGTGGTTCACAAAGCCGCCTTCGTGCCGGAGCAGGAGGCGCATGGCGTATTCAAAGGTGGAGATCATTTTTCGTTCATTACCCGGCTGCCCAGCACACCGCAGAACACGCCAACTACGGTCTGGAAGGCGGGGCCTAAAATCTTGAAAATAGCCTCATTGTCCACGATGGGGTCAAATAGCCCAGCCAGCATAACTAGGATTACCGCCAGCAAAACCATAGCCAACGTGCAGACCACGATCATGTAGATCAGCGGGACAACGGGCGGGGGGGTCATTTCTTGCTCATGGCTTCAGCAACGGACGGCACAATCTTCTCGACTGACCGGCCAATAACATACCCACCCAGGCCAAGCTGCACGATGTCCCATAGCTTAAGATACTCAGCTTCCTGCAAGTTAGGCGCAGCAAAGCCAAACCACCGGGCCGTAATCAGGGCCACAAAGACCAGCATGGTGATTGGACGCCAGCTAGAGGCCAGAAAGCCGCCAGCAGCCTCAGTTTTGATGATGTCAGCTGCGCCCTTGGCAAGGTCAGTCTGGGCCGCCATGACCGCAAGATCGCCAGCCTGGTACAGGCGCATAAGCTCCAGCTTGGCCGCGTCCTTCTGGGCCGGATCAGGCCAAACGCGGTCAATAACCTTGCCGCCGATATCAAGGGCAGCCGAGACTGGATCAAAAGCCATGTGTCACCTACTTCAGATTGACTAGCTTGTAATGCGTGGTCGAATAGGTCTGCATCAGGTCGTCGATCAAATTCTCGATCATGGTGTTTTTCTTGGCAATCTTGTCCCGATTGGTCTGAATCCAACCCAATTCCGTCCGAACAGTGTTCACAATACGGTCCTTGGGCATCATCATAATCCGCACTTCGCCAATCAGGCCATAATAGCCCTGGTAAGTCTCTACGATGCTGTCAATCTTGTCGATCAGGTCATCGTAGAACTTACCTAAGGCCTTATGCTCGCTATAGGATTTGGTCGAAAAGTGCGCCAGATGGGCCGCGTTCCGCATGGCAAAAACGTGGCTAACGAGTTCCTCAATCATGGCTTTGAAATCCCATTTCCGGCCAGCAGCATAACCATGCCAACCACAACAATGCCAATGGCCCAATACATCTTCTGAGCGACTGACTTGCCGATACTCTCATACATTTTACGGATAGCCCGGTCTGCCGCGCGTTCGGCAATGGCGTCCATTTCGGCTTCGCTCAGGTTGGCGCTCATTCTGGGGGTGCTTCCACGGCTGGGGCAAGCTGCGGCTGAACCTGCTTGCGGATTTCGTTGATGATGCCTTCAACCTGAATAAACGGAGCATTGCCCAGCGAGGACATGATGACGTTGATCTGGTCGATGGTAAGGTCGAGTTGCATTAGGCGCTCCAAGGTAGCGGAAGGGTTTCCGCGTTAAGTTGATTGTCTAGATAAGCCTGCGTGTCGGCTTCAGGCGTCACGGCCCATACCCAACCCAGCACCTGCTCCTGTGTCAAGTCGGCGTATGGGGTGTAGGGGTCACCGGCAACGTAAGTCACGCTTATCGTACCGCTCAGACCTGCTGAGGCGGGCGGAGTGGCGTCATTCTCTGCCGAGCAAGTCCAGTTGACCTGAAATACCACATCCGTCTCGCCTTCAAATTGGGGGTATGACGGGATGCTATTGATCGTCCATGTGTATGTGTTGGTCATTACTTAGACTCCAGTGCTGCGAGGCGGGTGGTGAGTTCGGCCACGGCATTGACCAGCGCCATGACAACGGGGCGGTCGCTGAACGAGTTAATGCCGTTTGCGCCCTTGTGGACCGCATCGGTGATGGGGAAATCGTCATGGGCGAAGAAGCTGGCGTAAACGCCTTCCGTCTCTTGGCCGGAAACATTGTCTTTGCGCCATCTGTGCAGGCCCATGTATTTGTCGTTCTGGGCAATCGCCAAAATCTGCGCCAACGCGGGCTCGAACGCGGCAACAAAATCCTTTTCTGCCGGGTCCGAGACGCTGGTGAGGTTGCCGGAGGCGTCGGAGGTGATAGTGCCTGCGCCGTAGCCAGTGTTGAACTTGATAGCCCCCGCGCTAGAAATCGTCAGACGCGCTATGTCATTGGTTAGGAGGGCCGTTGCATTCGCCCCGGCGGAACCATAAACGGCTGCGTAAGCACCAGCGCCGGTAGAGATGCCGGTTCCTGCGCTGTTCTCTACGCCCCAGATTAGGTCGCCGCCTGTGTTGGTCGCGCGAAGCTGAATGAACCCGGTGCCACTGGAAGACGGAGCGATGAGAAAGTGTTGCGATCCGCCCGGCGATGTCAATTCAGTGCGCCCTGTGAAGGTCGCTATGCCAGATATTACTGGAGTCGCGCTCAGCACCATGCTGCCAGTGCCGGTGACGCTGTTGGAGAGCGTCACGCCGCCGTAGGTCAGGGCGTAACCAAGCGTCACGCCGCCAGCTTGAGCAACCTGAATGGCCTTCGCCTCGACGCCAGCGTTATACATGCCGAGAATGAAGTTGTGGGAAGCGTCGTTGCGGATGCCCCAGTATGCGCCGGGGCCAGTGATAGCGATGGCGGTGGTCGGGTTGCCCGCAAAAGCCGTGTTGCTCTCCAGCGCATTAAGATAAATACCAGTGCTGTTTGTGGTCAGGCCCGCACCCGCATTTACAGCACCAAGGATACCGATTAGGCCGCCAGAACTTACGACGGTTGAACCGGGAAGGGTTATCGTCCCCGTCAGCGTCGGACTAGCACTCAGCACCATGTTGCCGGTGCCCGTCACGGCGTTGCTTAGGGTGACGCCGCCGTAGGTAATAGCCGCGTCAAACTGCGTTGCGCCAACGTGTCTGCTCGTCGTGCCCACCCACAGGGCTTTCTGCATCGAAATGCCGCCCGCCGTGATGATCGAGCCCGTCGTGGCCGACGTGGCATCCGTGACCAGCGTGGACGACACGCCCTGCGCGAACAGAATGCGCGCCGTGGTCGTGGTCTGCCCGTCCTTCGTGATCGCCGTGGACAGGCCCGTCGCCAGGTCCGCCGTGAGCGCGTTAAACGCCGTGGATGAGATGACCGTGCCAGTGACCACAGGCTGGCCACTAGAATTTATCTGAAAAACGCCGCTGCCGTTGTAGCTCAATGTGATTACTCCTTAATTATGTGTGACGCGGGGCGGGTCATGGGGTTTGGCTCAACAATCTAGCCAACAACTTAGCCCGCATTTCCGGCGAATTTATCATTTTGTTTACTCGTCTTGTTCCAATGGCAGACACAGGAAGGCCGATAACAGCGTTTCCGATAGCGGGTATACCTTCAGAAAATGGGGCATTGGTTAAAGACCGCCAAAGTGACCGTTCTGCCGTCCCGCTGCTTGGCATCTGTTTGAGAAATGCCGACCCTACTTGCCCAAGGGTTCCAAGTTCACCAGCATTCGCGGCGCTGCCATATTCTTTCACTACAGCGTCCAAAACTTGGCCTGGATTTATTCTTCCAGCGGGTGCTTTGTCGGCAAGCGTTTTAACAGTTCTAAGCGCACGGTACTGTTGCCGAGCATTTATAAGGTCTGCGCCGTCTTGCCCTTTTGCCTGTCTGGCAAAAGCGTCATCCAGGGCTTCCCGCATGTCTTGGGCTGCGCCTTGCAGAACAGGGCTTTTTGACCCTGCCATTTCGTCCAACAACCCTTTTCGCGCACGGTATGTCTGGTAAAGCGTTCCAGGCAAGCCGTCACCGTTAAGAAAACCGCGCATCTGGTTCATAACGGCACTGATTCTATTGGCGTCAGACTTTTTCATGGCCGTAAGTGAAGACGATACGCGCTCATCAATTGCACCCATTGCACTTTCTAAATCAGGGTCCATGATAACGGAGTTGCGCGGTAAAACTTTATCATAAACTTTGCCAATTCTAGTATTGGCGCTTTGCATTACTTCCTCAGTAATACGCGGTGCGTCTTCGCCAAAAGTTCTTGAAATAAACCGTCCGTATTCATCTAACTGGCTCTCTGGCGTAATCCTTGTCGGATGATCGGCCTTAAAGCCGCTTACTCTCGGGAAGGGTGTGTCAGCCGCAACAGCATCACCCTGACGCATGAAATTGCTTGGGCTATACTGACCAGGGCGAAGATGGCCGCCCATTAGTTCATACTTTTGAACCAACTTTGCATCTTCTATTGGCAGAGGTTCAGCAAATCGCGCTGCTACATTTCTGGGGCGCAGTTTTGCAGCTTGCCTAGTTGTGGCTGCAACTCCGCCTTCGCCAATATCAGCAAGTAATTTTGCGGTGCGAACGGCTTTTGCTGGCGCAGCAAAACCCGCTATGCTGCCAACATCTAGCGCCATACCGCCTAAATCAGTCGCAATTGTATTCTTGATATTGCGATAATTGCCGTAGCGGTCATACAAATCTTTTTCCACGCCTTCTATGGCTGATGTGTCGTACCTGTTATTGAGATTTGTGCGCTTAGTTGCGTCTGTAGAAATCAGGTCGCGGATTTGCTGTATGCCACCGCCAGCTAAAGCCCCGACACCGCTAACAATATTTTGAGCATTTTGTGCCCGTTGCCGACGCTCTTCGTCAGTACGCATAAAATCAGGCTTTATAACTTCATACGCAGCCCCAGGGATTGCCTTGGCAACATCCACCGCAGCGCCAAAAGCTTGGCCTGGCAGTTTTTTGAGGCCAGACATTACTGACTCGCCAAAGGAAAGTTCTGGGTTTTGAGCCTTAGGAAGTTGAGCAACCTTAGCTTCTGCTGCTTGCAATTCTGCTTCTTCTTGTGCGGTCCAAGCCATTATGGCGCTCCCGGTGGTTTTGCTGCGGCATTTGCCGCCGGTGGTTTTGCTGCGGCATTTGCCGCCGCTAATTTTGCCCTTGCCGCCGCAAGCCGCGCTCTTTTACCGGCTTCCGAGTTGTCCACGGCGTCTGGCTTTTTCTTTTCATCAATGGTTAGCGGCTTATAATTAGGCCCGGCGTTTCTCACCATGCCCGCAACCGCAAGCGCCCGCTCCCTTGCCTTTTGTTCTATAATTTTGGGGTCTAGTTCGTCGCCGGGCTGTGGAAAATACTGCAAATCCGCTTTTACAAATTCTGGGTCGCCGATTGTTGCGCCAGATTCTTGGCGCAACTTTGCATTTGTAAAACTTAAAACCGCCTGATCTCTGCTTTTCTTTGCGGATGACGTTAAATAATTTCCAATTAAGGGAACCCCAGCGGCCCCGCGTTGGTAGTTGCTTGTGCTGGCAGCGGTAACTTCTGGGTCTCTAAAATAATTATCTGCTACTATCATGCGATCTGCATAACCAGCAGACGCCGCTTGGAATTGGTTTTCCGGCTTGTTTTCCCTAGCGGTCTTGACATCAAGCAACTTGTTTTCGCGCGCAATTCTCCTAGCTTCCGCAGCCGCCTCCAGAGCATCCTGCCGCGCCTGCATCGCGTCTCTGTGGGCTTGCGCTGCCCTTGCGTTATCGCGGGCCGCTTCCTCTCTTGCAAATTTATCTCTTTCGGCATTTCTAGCGTTTTCTGTAACTTGCTGAGCCAGTCTGTCAGCTTCCGCCCTGTCCAAGCGGGCCTGACCAGTCTCATACCGCGTATCTTCAACTTTAAGCCGATCCTCTGCGGCTTCATTTTGCATATTCTGCATATACATAGGCGCAATTGCCGCCATGCTGGGGTGCGTTGCCATAGCAGCAATAATGCGATTGGTCTTTTCCGATCTGCTAAGTTTCTGCCCCGGCGTAACCGTACCTGGGATATATGTCCCCATGTTGCTTGCCTCGCCTTCCGGCATAAAGGATGTAGCCCCGCGCGGCATACCAATAGGCATGGTTTTGCTAGGCTGGTCTGACGGGAGATAATAGCCTTCCGTCTTAACGTCAGGCTTATCAGCTAAGCCAGCAAATATGTCGCTAACGTCCTTTGTTTCCTTAGCCTTAGCAGCGGTCAGGGCTTCATCAGCCTTACCGCCCATATACGCGCCCATGAACTGACTTAGCGCCTTACCCAAGCCACCGGCAACGGAAGGCTGGGCTGCGATGCCCTTATAGGTCAGGACTTCGGGTTGCTGCTGGCCCTGCTGCATCAGCAATTCGGCCAGCTTCTGCCGCTTGGCAAGGGCAGCCGCCTGAGCCTCATACGGCAAGCCTGACAGGTCTTCGCCCTTGGTCAGGCTAGTCCATGCGTTCTGGACTGGGTTGACAACATATTGATTGAAATATGATTCTTCAGCCATTTTAGATACCCGGAATCTTAATCATGGGGGTCGATGCAACAGCGGCAAGCGGGTCAGGTCTATTAGACATATAGCCAGAAACGCCCTTCAGGAGCGCGTTTCCAAAGCCTGCCGCCGCCGAAGGCATGGCGTGGATGCCCTTATAGGCGGTGGTTTCCAAACCACTGTCGCCCTGGGCCTGAAGCAAAGCGGCCAATTTCATGGCCTTAGCTTGGTCTTCCGGCGTGGATGGGGCGGTCAGGGATGTCTTAATGCTTTCCCACCAAGGCTTTTCGTCAGGTTCAGCCATTGAAAGCCTCCAATATCTTCATGGACGGAGCCAGCGCCGACTTCAAATCGGCCATGTTGGCTGCATATTTAGCATAAAATTCAGGGTATTTCAGCTTTGTCCAAGCCACCCGGTCAGCAGATTCGCCCATGTAGGCGGTGCAATCGTAGCAGTCTAGGCTGGTGTGCTTGATGGCATAGTGGTCAGGCAAGGCGGCCCGGTGCTGGAGGATGAACGCGAAGACCTGTTCCTCTGTCCATGTTTCGATGGGCTGGACAAAGGTAATGCCATCGACAATTGAGCCGTCCACAGCAGTAGACTTATGGGCTTCGTCTAGCCTCTGGCCGCGCACCAGGCTGGTGATCCCACGGTCTTTAGCCGCCTTGAGCAGCGGAACAGCTATATTCTCATGGCAGCAGCTAAAATATGTCTGAATTTTGACCGGCTTAGGACTAGTCATGGTCATGCCAAACACCGTCCAATCGACGGGAACGACATCAGACGGTATCCCTGTCCGCTCAATCTGGGCTTGCTGGTCAGACGGTATTTCAATGAATTCCTTGGCTTCCGCCCTGATTTCGTTAACGATTGAAATGGTTTCTGGGTAAGCCTTGCCGGTATTGACCCACAGGACAACAGGCTGCTGCTCGCGGTACATATACCAGCAAGCCAGCGAGTCCTTACCGCCTGAGAAAGCCAATCCTAGCATCAGAACGCCATACCTGCCGCACCGGCAACACTACCAAACATCCCCATTATGCCCTGATTGTTAGCCGCCGCCTGATTAGCCTGGATACCGTATTGATCCATCGCAGCCTGACCCTGCTGCTGGACGCCTTGGAAGATGGGCGCAGCCTGAATGTTCTGGCCCGCGTATGACTGGAACTGCGGGGCCTGAATTTGAGAACCCGACATTAGGGCGCTGATCTGGTTCAGGGGCTGGTTATACAAGCCAAGCTGTTGAGCAAGGGCTTGCTGCGCAGCCGTATTTCCGAACTGGGCCGCGCCAAGGTTCTGGTTAAACTGCTGGGCGGCAGCCTGGTTATACAGCCCAGCCGAAGCACCGGCCTGACCGTAATTCTGGCCCATTGCGGCATTGGCCTGGTTCTGGGATGTGACGCCCTGCCCGTAATTCTGGCCGATAGCCTGGTTTGCAAGCTGCTGGGAACTCATGCCCTGCCCGTAATTCTGAGCAATGGCCTGATTTCCGGCCTGGTTGGCCTGTAAGCCCTGGCCGAAGTTCTGGCCGATCGCCTGATTGCCCATCTGCTGCGCCTGGGCAGCCTGACCGAAGCCCTGACCCAAGGCGGCATTGTACATACCGGCCTGACCCATAGCCTGGCCGTAGCCCTGCTGATTGGCGCTCATGTCGAGGCCAATGCCCTGCAAGGCAGCCTGGCTCAGAAGGTCGTTCTGGCCCTGCTGCTGCTCCCGCATGGCGTTATTCCAGGCTTCAGAACCCGGCGTAATGCCCTGATTGGCAAGCTGCTGGGCGGTAGCCGCAGACTGCTGGGCCAACTGGGGCTGAAGGCGGTTCATGATCGCCTGCTGGCCTGTCATACCGGCATTGACCGGCATGGCCGCAACGCCAGACATATCCGCGCCCGTCCTTAGGTTGCCGAACTGGCCCGCATTTACGCCCTGAGCCTGCCCATAGGCACCGGCATCAATCCCCTGAGCCTGACCATATCTGTCAGCCCCCACGCTGCCAGCCTGACCAAAGGCCCCGGAAGGAACGCTGCCCGCCATGCCGTACTGGCCCATTGCGGGGCCGTAATTGACCGGCATCTGCTGGCCGAGAGAAGTCTGGATTTCAGGGCCTCTGTATTGGAAAGGCGTACCCATGACGTTCTGGGCAGTCGTAATGCCCTGCTGGCCTAGATCGGCAAGGCTGCGCTGAACGCGCTGCTGAGATTCAAGCGTTCTCTGCGCTTCAGGCGTCAGCGTCTGGGTGACGGTAGGCTGCATATCGCCAGCCGTCGTAAACTGTGAAATATCAGGTGCCGCGCCTTGATCTATGGCATTGCCATACTCGTCCTGCTGGCCCTGCTGGTTTTGATAGTTCTGCATGGCCTGGTCATAGCCCGCCTGATCTACCTTCTTAGACTGGTTATATGTGACCGTCTGATTGCCATACGGGCTGATGATATTTGGGTTGCTGAGAACTGCGGACTGGCGCGCGGCATCAACATTGGCCGCACCCTGAGCAGTAGCTGCGGCAGCGTAATTAGGCGCTGCGGGCGGCGGCGGTGCTGAACTTTTTCCCATAACGATCTCCTAAAAACCTGCAATACGCTTTTTTGAGCGTATAAATTACTATGTCGCCTTCGGGGCTTGCGTCGGCTATTCTGCCTTCTTCCGCAAAACCCATTTTTTCAACCAATTTCACACTCTTTGCGTTCGTACTTCCGACTGGCAATATCACCTTATCGACATTGCAAACGTTGTAGGCGTAGTCAAAAACTGCTCCAAGATAGGCTGGCGTCAAACGCCCTTCGATGCCCATGTGAGCCATAATTGATCGGCCATTCCAGTTTTCGTACAATACTCCCGCAATAATCTTGCCGTCTTTTACTAATCCAATAGCGGTATCACCTTCGTGATAGACGCCATTAATTTTCTCAGCCACCCATCGCCCGATGTGCGGCCCGCTAACTATACGCCCGCCCATCCGGTCTGATACACCACATCTGTCGAAGCCCATTGAATCTGCAGACCGCTGCTGGCCGTCTTCATCTGGACCGCCCCGCAGTAGCCGATGCCAGTAATGCCAAGCCATGTGTTCTGGATCGCCAGATCAGCGCCCCACAGGGCCGTGTCCCACTTACTAGTCGCCGCGTCCCAGATGCCGTAGGACGAGCCGGTAAACGTCACCGGGGCCGTGGTGTCGGACGTATCAAAATCGATATTCATGCCAACGCTGATGACGGGATCGCCATTGCTGAAAATGCTTGGCCGGGCGCGGGTGAAGTATTTCTTGACGCCGCGAGCGCCTAGATAGTTGAACGCCTGGAGCGTGGTGGTGGTTATGTTGCTGGTATCATCGGCGTAATTGTCGTCCCAAGCATGGCCGACATAGCCATCTGAGCCAAAATAGGGGTCGTCGTTGTAAAGTTCCCAGCAATAAGCCGCCCAGCCAGTGAACTGCGCCCAAGACTTTGTGATGGTGTTCATCACATATTGCTGCTGCTGGCCGTCAGCCACTGGGATGTTGATCCACACGGCGTTGTATTTGGCCGTATAAACGACCTGCCAGCCGACATCTGCATGATTGCCGCCATACTGGGTGGTGGCCGCCGTAATCGCGCCCTGTATCTTGTCTGATAGGGCCACGCGGGGGTCTAGGCGGCTGGACTGAAGGGACGCGGCCATAGGCATAAGGCCGTCATAAGTCAGGATCAGCAGGTCGCCAGCCCATTTGAGCATGGCACGGCTGCTAATGGGCGAACCCAGCTTCCAGACGCCGATCAGGGACCAGGTTGCCGCGCTGGCAGGGTCCGTGCCGCGATAGACAATGACTTCGCCAGTGCTGGTAATGAAGGCAATGTTGTCATCGACACCGTAGCCAGCGTCAATCGTCCAAGTGTCCAGATCGACCAAATGGCCGCCGAAGCGGCAGATCGAACTCATGTCGATATACTGGGCCGCGCCGCCAATCGAGCTAGTCGGCAGATACCAAGCCTTCAGGGTGTACTGCTCAATGAACCAAATGCGGTTCTTGAACAGCGTGATATTGGACAGATTGTTATCAGTAACGCCCGTAATGCTTGGAGTTGACCAAGCGGTGCCATTGTATAGCAGGGCGTCATCAACGCCATTTACGGCCATAAGGTAGCTGCCGCCAGCGGTGGTGATGTTGATGTATTCCCAGATGCCGTTGGTCAGGCCGGATACAACAGGCGAACCTACAGCCCCAGCGGCGGTCACATCATAGATTTTGCCCGCACTAGTGACGGCAAACATATCAGAACTATTGCCAGCATTATAAACCATGATGGTCTGGGCTTTGCCATCAAGTCCAGTGGCGTGTTTGGTATAGCCGCCCCGCATGGTCAGATTGCTAACCGTCGGGAACATATTGATGAGCGTTACCGCGTCAGTCGGTTCCATGTTGGCAAGGCTGTCACGCGCGTTCCAGCCGCCCAACGGGGCGGGCAGCGACTGCACTTGAGCCGCTGTACCCTGGACCATAGCGCGTGGACTAATTGCCATAGCCACTGTCCGGGATATTGTCCCAGCCGATCAGCACGGAGCCGGGGCGTGGAGCGAACGACAGGTTAGCCGCCGATGTGTCCTGACCAACGGAAGTCTCGAACTCAGTCAAATAATCGCGGTAGATTGCCGTCGTGTCGAAGCCCTTGGCTTGGAAGTACTTCAGCTTTGTGGACAAGACCATAAGGCGGTCAGGGTAGATGCAAGTATCTGTATCAGCCGTGAAGCTGTTCTTAACCACGCCAGCGGCAGACAACGCCCATCCCTTGCTGCGGTACTCAAAGCCAAGGTTTTCGTTGGCCGAATAGCCGGGCCAAATCTGGAAATAGCCGCCTAGCAACCGCCAGCGAATACGCGGGCCGGTGCTGATAAAGCCGCTCAGAAGCCATTCCCACTGCTGGGCGCTTTCCGGGCCAAGCATTTCCCAGTGCTTGCTCTTGTCCCACTGGGTACGCGGCACGATGCTATCGTAGTCGTCGGGCAGTGCGTACTTAACCTTCTGGAAATAGATCGTCCCAGCAGTCACGGCAGTGGTTGAGTAGGTAGAGATTGTGACCTGCGTGGAGGAATCAACGCTGGTGATAAACGTAGCGTTAGGGATGCCGGTGCCGACAACCATATATGTAGTGTCCAACCCGGCAGTGGACGGGATGCCGGTGATGGTCAGTGCGGTAGTCGTGTAGTCGCCCGTCGTGGTCGTGTATTCGGTAAAGAAGCTGTACGGTATGGTAAGTTCGCGCCAATCAGCCTTACGCAGAAGTTCATAACCGCCAGCGTTCATCAACGCTAGGATTTGCGTAACGTCTTGGTTCGTATTTCCCGCTACCGTTGTCGGTGTTGGAACGCCTAGTTCATTGGTGACCTGTTGCACCAACTGAAGCATCGTCGTACTGG